TTCATCTGTATAACTGGTTGGATAACTTCTCGCCCTCTTTACTTCTCTGATTGCGTTTCGTATTTTTGAGAGCAGGAGTTTTTCATTGAAAAGTTCATCCTCTGACAGTTCATCCGTCAAATCTGCAACAATTTCCTGTTCCAGTGTCAGTGACATTTCCACGTCAACTTCTTCCGTTTCGGTTTCCGTCAAGTCACTGCTGTCTACTGTCGTTTCTTCATCCATACTCTCACTTCCTTTCCCTTATAGTCCGTAATGCTCAATCAGTTCTTTTTTTAAATCTGCACCGCTCTTGTTCTCCACGTCAGAAAGACCCTCTTTTGTGGCAAGGTCTTTCAGCTCTGCTGTGGATAAGCGGTTGATGTCTGTTTTTGTATAATTCGTTCCTGTCGGTTCTTCCGGTGGGTTCATATACTGTGAAAAATCAGATTTTTCCTCTTTCTCATCACACCTAACCCATCCATTGTTTAAAAAGGCGGCAAGTTGGTGTTCATCTCTTACCGCCATAGTTATGCTGTCTTTTTTTAGTCTAATCACTATGGATTACCTCCACTTCTGATTATTCTGCGCTCTTATGTACTGCGATAGCGTCTGCTTTCTTGTCAAGTACAAAAGCGTCATAGCGAACTCTCGCCTCAACCAGTGCGCCACTGATACCCGGTGCGTCATAGTTGATTTTGAACTCCTGCAGCTTAACCGGAGAAGGTGTTGCAATCGGGTTTGTAATGAAGAAATCAACATTTTCCGGCATATAAGAAGTTGGAACTTTAATAGCCGGAACACCGTCAATATCACCAACGATTCCGTTGATTGCCAACTGTGTAGCCATATCGCCCCACTTCGTAAAGTGGTCATCCAGTTTAATCTTGTTCAGATATGCCGGCGTAACAACCGCAATTCTGCCGCCCTGTGGTGCTTTGTCATCGTCAAGAATCTCCTGCAATGCAAGGAACTCCTCATATGCGTTAGCGGATGTTACAGCCTGTACCTTGATATGGCTCTGACCGCTCACCTCTCCTGCTGTCGGTGCTTTGGAAACAATAACGCCGATTCTGTATTTGTCCATTGCCGGAATAACAAGGTTGTCAATGTTCTCTGCAAGGGTAGCTGCTGCTTCCATTGTTCCGTTAGTGTCCTGCTCGCTCGCTGCGTCAATCGTGTAAGTAAATGACTTGTCCTGCGATACGGTCATTTCCTGCTCGGCATTTCCTAATTCGCCCGGGTCACCATAGCGGTTACTTCCGATTGTCTTGTAGTCGTTCAGTGTTGCAAGATTTCTTGAGAACACTTTTACAGTTTTAACTCCAAGCCAATCAAAGCTATCGTTAATTAATGATTGCGTAAGTGAACCAAGTTTGAATCTCTCGTCTACGGTATCTGCGTACTTTGTTGCGTAATTGATTGTTGACATAAAATCTTACCTCCAATTATTTGTTTGTTTTGAATCGTGGATTAACGGAACTAAAACCTTTTATAAAAGCGTCTTCCGGTTCTTCTCCGCTTCCATCTCCTGCCTGTACCTGCGGTCTGTTTTTAATGAACTCCGCTTCGTACTCTTTGCGTTTCCTTGCTTCTACTTCTGACATAATTTTTATTTTTGCTTCTTTGTCATCATCAACCTCTGCGATTGCCATTTTTTCAGCTTCGCTTGCTGTATACCCCATGATTCCGAGATATTCTTTTTCAAGTTTGAAAATCTTGTTTTCACGAACGGTCTTGTTCCATTCTTCTTCCCTTTCAGCCTCTTTCTCTGCTTTTTCAAGACTAGCCTTTTCCTTTTCAGAAAGAGTTGCGTTGTATTTTCTCTTATACTCTGCCGCCTCGCTTGCTGCCTTTTCCTGCGCTTTCTTAACCTTTGCCAACTCATTCATCAGTTCTTGCACTGTTGGTTCTTTTGGTTCTGGCTCTGCTTTTGGTTCTTTCTTAGGTTCTACCTGCGGTTCTGGACTAGGTTCTGTCTGCGGCTCCGGTGTAGGTTCTTGCGGTGATTCTGCGAAAAGCTGTAAGTTTACTGGAATTTTTGTTCTGTTTTCTTTACTCATTTTTGAATACCTCTACTTTCTGCGTTTTTGCGTGTTCCCTCACGATAATTTGCGTGATTATAGACATTCCCTTGTCTTTTCATGTTTAAAATCTCTATGCGTTTTATTAACGTCAGTTCCCTCTGACATATAAAAAAGAGAGATACGATTTGTACCTCTCTTGATATCTGATTATTCTTCCGGCTCTGATAATTCCTCATTGCTTCTGCCGTCCACAAACGGACTGTTCGTAATCTGTGCAAGCTGTCCACCGTCCGTATTGTCCGGTTCACTTTCTTCTGCTTCTGATTTCCCCTTATCAAACAAGGATGATTGATATTTGTCAATCAGTTCTTTTGAATCGGCATATACTTGATTTACGTCATCAAACAGATTGATTGCCTTTAGAGCGTGCATACCATCAATACCATGCGACACAAGATTTCCGAAACACGTTGATTTAGTGACCATTTCGTATGTCTTTTGCCGTTTTATGTTTGGTTGAACGTCACAATACCTAAGTTGCAAAAGCGGACTATCTGACGGAACATTGGAAGATTTCTTTATTGCTTCTAAAACAACCTTTACTTCTTCCATCTTACAGCTTTCTATGATGTTCTGTTCCTTGCACGCTGCTGATTCAGCACCTTCCCATCCTGCCGCCTGTGACGTTGCCATCCCTGTTGAATTACTTGCGTCTGCTCTGTCCGGCACGTCACATTTCTGCAATATCAACGCTCTTTTTGAAAGTGCCATATCCATAATGCCTTGATAGTTATAATCGGCGGTCAATGGTTTTACAAAAGGCGTTTTCCCATCAACCGACGTATACGTGAGTAACCAATCTCCGTTTCCCGGATGTTTGATATCTCCGTTTTCATCTTTCGGAAAGTCAATATCATTTCCATGCCAAACGGCTTGTGTCTCTTGGTCTGTATCATTTAAAAAGTCGCTCCAAAGCAGATTTAAGTGATTCATTTCATCAATCTGTCTTTCAAAGCAACCCATTCTATCATGTGAGCGTTTCCATTCAATAATCGGTATTCTGCCTATCGGGTTCTTCTCACCGTTTCTGTCGCTTTCTTTCCATCGCTCCAAATTCACCCAGTCTCTTTCATTTTCTTTCACTGGCTGTTCATTTTGGAACTTCGCAAGATTTAGAATTTCAAATCTTTCATTCTTCGTAAAGCAAGTAAAATAATAATTCCCTATTTCATCTTTCCGAAAAGTAACTCCAACCATAGGTCTGTGGTCTATGTAGTAACTGGAATGAATGATAAAAGCACATCTAGGGTCAAGCACATTGACATTAAAATAACTGTCTCCGTCTGCATAATCTGTATTGATATCCACGAATGTATAACCAATTCCGCAAATCTCAATAAACCTTGCAAGCTGTTGTGTCTTTGACTTATTTCCGTCTGTCTCGTAACACTCATTCAGAAGTGATATGGCAAGAGTCTCATCCTCGCCACCGCTGTCTCTTTCCCCTCGCTGCACAAGTGTAATCGGGTTGCCCCAGTTAAAGCCAAGTTTAAACTCAGTAACTTCATTTGCCACATTGTCAACGCTCTGAAAATCAATGTCCGGTCTGTATTTCTTTTCTTCTTTTCTTTGTAATGGCTGTTCTCCTGCCTCAAATCGAAGAAGAAAGTCACACTCACTTGCAACATCGGTAAAGACAGGCATTGCTTTTTGAAGTATCTGTATTATGTTTTTTTTCGTAATGACCGGAACATCCGTATATATTACTTTTCTTCCTCGATTCATTCAGTACACCTCTAGCAATAACATTTCCCGGAGCTAGTATTTCGCTCCGGTATTTTACACAATTTTGTCTTGTCGCTTATTGGATTGTAAACAACACGCTTTCTGCATTTTTTACAATTCACGCCTATAATCATTGTTGATTTTCCATCATAGGCAAATGCTTTTCTTCCACACCTCGGACAATATATTGTTTTCGGTTCGCTCATATAAACCTCATTTCTTTGCACAAAAGAAAAACGGCATCTATAAAAGACACCGTTCTCTCTCATTAGAAAGGATATTGAAAAAAACCAATGGGAACTTTTGGCTTTTTATCTAGTCTAATACTATCACATGATGTACCATGCAGCAATCTGCAAAACTATGCAAAATTATGCAAAACCATGCACGTTTTACAAATATTGTCTTCCGTAAAGCCTTTCAAACTCTAACAAGGCTTCTCCATGAAGCGAAAACACTTTCCGTATGCTCCAATGTGTTTTATTCGCAATTCCCTCAAAGGTTTCGCTGTGAACATACCGTAAAGATAAAATCTGATAGTAGTCACTGTTTTTAATTTCATCTATCTGTCCTACTATATGTTTTCTCTTTGCAAGAAAATCATCCACTAATTTATCCGTTTCCTGTTCCAAATCAACTATTTTCGCAACGGTTGAACCTAGCCTGTCCATCTCATGTGAAGATTGCACCCTGTCACAATCACTTGATACGGAGACGCTGCACGCCATAGATTTTAACTGGTATATCTCTGCTAACTTATTCTGAATCATTTTGTCAAGTCTGCTAATCTGCCCCAAGTATTGTTTTGTAGTCATCTTAAATCACTCCTCTATATTGGACTGGACATTATAATTGTTTCTTTTCTTCTCGGTTTTCTTGTTACAAATAAAGCAAAATTCGCTAATCCATCCGGAACATCATCATGCTCGTTTTTTCCAACCACCGAATATGTCATTAACCAACTCATCATAACCCCATAATCATCTTTAGGCTTATAATTTTCTCTATCTTTAAATAGTACGTGTTTTTTTACCCAATCTGCATTTACAATAATTCTAGTTTCTTTGTTCGTTTCTGTTGGCTTATCTGTAATGTTGCATCTTCCACCTTTTTTTTCTACCATCTTATTAACTTCATAAGATACTCTGTCACCACCGGAATTACTTTCAAACTCACATTGTTGCATATTGTGTTCTACAATTATATTTGATAGTCTTTCGTATTGGACGCCGTAATCTGTATCATCATCACATATACAATCAAGCAAATAAAAATCATCATCATATTGATACATACATGGTAAAAACATAAAGTCTGTTCCCTTGTTTTTTACATCACATACACCGATTATTGCATCCGGCTCACGAACTGGCATTGACATAAATCTTCGTATATCATCTTCATGGTATAGCAATCCTTCACGCTCAATCGGCTCGTTTTTATATAAACATTTATATGATATTTCATCCATACACGCTTCTTGGTCGTGGAAAAATTCAACCGACATTCCATTGTACTTATAATCAAAATTGCTTTTTCCTGTAACAGGGTCAATATCCGGAACAGATATAAATCTAGCACGCTCATTTCCTGCATATATTTGTTTTAATCTGCCAATAACATCATGCACACTCCACCTTGTAGCAATATGTATTTCTTTTACTTTCTCATTTAATTTTCTTTGCCTTGCATCAGTTCCATATATTCTCCATAATTTATCAAGTGTTCGTTTGTTTAATGCTTCCTCGATACCACCAATAAGGTCATCACAATACAAATATCTGTTACAACGAACCTTTCCGGCATTTTTACTACCTACTGATGTACATTGTATATTTGCATAGGCTTTTTCTTTATCAAAGTTTATTCTCTGTCTTTTTGCATCTGTGCTTTTTAGTTTTACATTAGGGAAAATTTCATTCCATGTATATTCTTCAAAATTAGTAGTAATATCCAAAACACCATCATAAAACATTCTTGTTATGTCATCAGAGTGTGAGAAAAAAAGGCTATAATCTTTTGGATGTTTCCCTATTATCCATGAACAGAAGAATTTTTCAAGCGTTGTTTTTTGCGTTCCGGGTGGCATGGAGATTGATAAAATATCCAGTTTATCATCTTCTAAATCTTGTAATGCTTGTATCAATCCATGCCTATTTAATTGTTCTTGTTTTGGTGCGTAAAATTTTTCGCTTTCTTCCCTGTTTTTTTCAAGATACAATAAATAACTGTCAAACAGATATGGTGATTCAAAAAGCATTGTTTCCCAGTATAAATTCCCATAGTCCTCATTCTGCGTCTGGATATGGAGTGCCTGCGACGCTTGTTTGATATATGTAGTCCATTTGAAACAATAATCACGTTCTTTCGGATTCTCACTCATAAGTCCTATGCACATATCTAACAATCCTCGCAGTTTGTCAAGGTCAACGCCGTCTTTCTTGATAGCGTCTCTTAAAGTTTGTATGGCGTGTTTGTATTGATTTTCTGATTCCGACATAGAAAAATGGAACACCACCTTTCATAATTAAAAAGTAATGCTCCATTTTGCATTGATACATACGCTCCATCATGCGTATGCCTTAGATGTTTAGTAATTTCGTTTTAATACTCCGAACCATTGTTCAGATTTTCATATTTTACAATTCCATTGTCAATATATATCAATGTCGGCTTTTCTGATTCTTCATACCGCATATATCCGATAAACTCATCTGTTTCTATATACGGACTTATGAAGTCCAAAAAATTTTCTATTTCTGAATCATAATTTTTCAGATTGCTTCTCACATTCAAGTGATATTGACCATCTATATCGTTATATTCCATTTTACTATCTGATATGCTGTCAAAATAAAAACTGTCACCGGTTAAAACCATTCTGTGTCTAGGACAACCAAATAATTCGTGGTCTATGCAAGGTTTTTCTTTTGTTTCACACAACAAATACTTAACAGCGTCTATTATTTCTTTTGGCGTATCCTCTTTAAAAGCAACGCCAATATTTAACTCTGTATACATTCCCATTATAAATCACACATCCCTTCTGCTATATACGATTCCATTGTTGCGATTTCATCCGTTGTCAACTCATTTGAGACATTAAGTATATTCAATATTTCTTCACAAAACTTTTTCATTATCGGGCTTTCCGTTTTACTATACATTTCATTTACCGTAGAAATAACCTGTTCGACACGCACAAGAAATTCTTCAAGTGGAAGTCCATTCACTTCTAAGTCTTTTTTCGCTCTATCAGCAACTTCCTTCGCCATTTCTTGTATCGTTGGAAATTTAGCCATTATTTACGCTCCTTTCCGTTCCATTCAAAACCGAAGTCTGTACGTTTAATCTTGCATTTAGGTTCACCACATAGCCAAAATACAATTCCCTCTATGTAGTTATCATGGAGATATTGCTTTATGCCATCAAATGTACGCTCGACTTCAATGATGTTTTCTCCATGCTTTACTAACTGGTCACTTTTAAAATTATACGGATTGCCTTGAAAATGCTTTCCAACCGCCTCATATGTTCCATCTATCATAGTTGGTAGTTCAAATTCTCGCATTATAGATATTTTCCCACTTGCTAGTCCACCGTTTGTTATTTCTATTGCATTTTCCTCTCTGTAATTGTCATAAGCACTCCAAAACCACTTATCAGCCGAATTATTTCTATCGCATTTTACCCAACAAGGCATATGCCCTGTCACTTTGTCCGGCTCGTCTTGACACTTAATAGCACCGTCTGGTATCGGTTTTCCATTTTTAGCGTCATAACGCTTATAAAACTCGCCATTGATAATAGAACAACAAGAACCATCCCATTTCACTGTGGCTATGCCCTCGCCATCAAGTACCCACTCCATACCTTTTGTGACGTTTGGAAGTATATCAACGATTTTGTGATTTTCATACACTCGTTCAAACAATGTTGGTATTTTCTTCATCTTGCCACCACCTTTTTGCTTATTTCCGCAATACTAACTCCATTTGCTGACTTCCTTATCTCGCAGTCTTTCCCTCTCGCAATGATTTTCGCTATGTTCTCTGCCTGCTCCACAATTTTCAGTTTCAATTCCCTCTGCGTCATAAATAACCTCACTCCTAATAATTTTTGCAAACTGTTCATCCGTCAGTTTCATTGCCCTTGCTATGCTCATCCCTCTGCCAGTTCCTTAATTGCGTCCATTTTCTGATAGTATTTCTGAAGCGCACATCTCTGTTCATTGTTTATCTGCTTTACTCTCTCAATCTCATCTTCCTTCTGCACACACTTCTTTACCAGTTCTTCAAAAGTGTATGATTCTGAAATTTCCTCATATGCCAACTGTGAAAGAGGTGTTTCCTCTTGATTTTTCTTTCC